TAAGTGGAACGTAAGCGACCGCAGGGCCGCAGAGTCAGAATCACACACTGAGCTACATAAGTTGTACGAAAGGCGTAGTGAGTGGTTTAAATGCACACCGGAACAGGCTCAAGAGGTTGTCTCTGGTATAGTAGGAAACTACCAATGAAAAACGTATACAACTTAGTCTCTGACATTTACAAACTAATGGAGACAAAAGAAGTAGCTGAGGGTGTGGACTTTGACGCTTGTGTTGAGAAGTTCGGAGAGAATGTCAAGGAACTCATGCGTAACGAGTTTGGCGGCAAGAAGAGGGACGGACGTAAGCTACGTATGTCTAACATAGGACGTGACGACCGTTACCTCTGGAACGTCTACAACGACGTAGAGAAAGCTGATGAGATACAGGGTCACACCTATGTCAAGTTCCTCTACGGCCACTTGATCGAAGAGATGCTATTGTTCCTAACCAAAGCAGCAGGACACGAGGTTACTGATGAACAAAAGAAGTGTGAAGTTAACGGCATTACAGGGTCTATGGACTGCAAAATCAACGGTATTGTCACTGATGTTAAGTCTGTGTCAACGTATGGGTTCAGGAAATTCAAAGACGGCACTCTGGCTTATGACGACCCGTTTGGATACATTGGTCAAATTAAGGGATATGCGTATGCGGAAGGTGCTACTAAATTCGGATGGTTAGCGATGGACAAACAGAACGGGCATTTGACGTACCTCATGTACGACTCTGAGGATACCCAAGCGCCTGTCTACGACCTCATTGGCTATGACATCAAGGAGCGCATTGACCACGTAAAAAAGTTAGTGGAGCAACCAACCCCACCCGGCGTATGCTACGAGCCTGTCGCCGATGGAAAGAGTGGAAACCAGAAACTCGCCGTAGGTTGCTCATACTGTGCGTACAAAAAGGAATGCTGGCCGTCCGTGCGCGCCTTCGCTTATTCTACCGGTCCACGTTATTTAGTAGAGGTACACAATGAGCCGAAAGTCCAAGAAATCACCATTTAGAAGCACGTTTGAAGAAGATGTCGCCAAAATACTACAGGAGTTTGACTATGAGCCTTTCACTATTCCTTACACTATCTCTAGGAGCTACCGTCCTGACTTCGTTGATGCTAGCGGTTTATATCTTATTGAGTGCAAAGGATATTTCAGAGATGGAGACACCAAGAAATACACCAGCATCAGGGACAGCCTCCCAGAAGGACAAGAGTTAATCTTTGTTTTGATGCAGCCTAACAAGAGAATACGTAAGGGTGCAAAAATGACTATGGCACAATGGTGTGACAAAGAGAAAATACTATGGTATAATATAGAGACACTACAGGAGTTGATTAGTTATGTCGCTAACGCTAGAGGAAGTTAAGGAACGCCTCTTGAAAACCTTTGATCCAGATGACCTACTGGAGGCCCTACAGATAACCTCAGAACAGATTCTGGACAGGTTTGAGGACAAACTAATCAACAGGCTGGATGTGTTTGAACAAGAGCTAGAGGAGGAAGTAAATGAGTATTAACGAAGCGACTCCACAAGAGTGGGACTATGCGAGTGCATTGAGTAAGTTGTCTATCAGGAAAACACCAGACCCTGTAGAGCAACCTGACCACTACAACAACGGAGCAATAGAAGCTATCGAAGCTATCAAAGCGTCCATGCCTGAGAACGAGTTTAGAGGCTATCTTAAGGGTAACGCACTGAAGTACCTCTGGCGATATGACTACAAAGGAAAACCAGTAGAGGACTTACGTAAGTGCCGCTGGTATATTGAACGACTAATCAAGGAAATGAATTAATGGACGCATATCAACAGTACATACACAAGTCACGCTACGCTCGTTACCTACCAGAGGAGCAGCGACGTGAGACTTGGGAAGAAACAATTGACCGTTACCTAAACTTCTGGATTGAGAAGGGTAGGTTAACACTTGAAGAAGCCAATGGTATCTTTGCAGACATCCACGACATGAACGTAATGCCGTCTATGCGAGCATTGATGACTGCGGGTGAGGCTCTTGACCGTGACAACGTAGCTGGCTTCAACTGTAGCTACCTACCTATTGACCACCCTAAAGCGTTTGACGAGATGATGTACGTACTTATGTGCGGCACTGGAGTAGGCTACTCTGTTGAACGACAATACGTTAGCAAGCTACCTGAAGTAGCAGAGGAATTCCATGATACCGATACAGTTATACATGTCGCCGACAGCAAAATTGGATGGGCTAAAGCTTACAGGGAACTTATTAGCTTGCTGTATTCAGGCCAACTTCCAAAATGGGACGTGTCTGGAGTACGACTTGCAGGGGCAACCCTTAAGACCTTCGGAGGTAGAGCATCTGGTCCAGAGCCTCTTGTCGATTTGTTCAACTTCACAGTCAGCGTCTTTCGGGAGGCTGCTGGACGTAAACTTAGCTCCATCGAATGTCATGATATCTGCTGTAAGATTGCACAGATCGTCGTCGTCGGAGGTGTACGCAGGTCCGCTCTCATCAGTCTGTCTAACCTCACTGACGATAGACTCCGAAGATGCAAGTCAGGCCAGTGGTGGCAAGATAATCCTCAACGTGGACTAGCAAACAACAGTGCTTGTTATACAGAGAAGCCAGACTTCGAGGCATTTTTAAATGAGTGGAAAAGTTTATACGAGTCCCGTTCAGGAGAGCGAGGTATGTTCTCTAGAGTCGCAAGTCAAAAGCAAGCTGCAAAGAACGAGCGACGAGATGCTTCCTATGATTTTGGAACTAATCCATGTAGCGAAATCATCTTACGGCCTAACCAATTCTGCAATCTATCAGAAGTTGTTGTCAGGGCAGAGGATACACTCTCAGACCTCAAACGAAAAGTACGTACTGCGTCTATCCTTGGAACTCTACAGGCTACCCTAACTGACTTCCGCTACCTACGTAAGGTATGGCAGAAGAACACAGAGGAAGAAGCACTACTGGGTGTGTCGTTAACAGGGATCATGGATCATCCAACCCTATCAGGAAGGAGAGATAAAGGTGTACTCAAAACGTGGCTTACTGAGCTTAAAGAAGAGGCTATTAAAACTAACGCAGAATGGGCTAACCGTCTTGGCATTAACATTAGCACTGCCATTACTGCTGTTAAGCCTTCCGGCACTGTTAGTCAGTTGGTGGATTCTGCGTCTGGCATCCACCCTAGATACTCAGATCAGTATATTAGACGAGTTAGAGCGGACGCCAGAGACCCACTCTGTGAAGTCTTAGAGGCAGCAAGAATCCCTGTAGAGGACGACGTAATGTCACCCACTACTAAGGTATTCAGCTTCCCTATAAAATCCCCTGACGGGGCTGTGGTGGCCTCTGAGATGGGTGCAATGGAACAACTTGAGCTATGGGAGATTTATCAGGACTTTTGGTGTGAGCATAAGCCGTCCATGACATGCTACTACCGTGATGATGAATTCCTTGAGGTAGGTCAGTGGTTGTACAACAAGTTCGACAAGATTAGTGGAGTATCGTTCCTCCCTTATTCCGAACATACGTACCAACAGGCTCCTTACGAACCCATAGACTTAGAGACCTATAAGAAGCTTAAGGAGGAATTCCCAGAGACGATTGATTGGAACATCTCTGAGAACTCCGACATGACAGAAGGGTCTCAGCAGTTAGCTTGTACGGGCAATAACTGCGAGTTGTAAACTACAGGGGCCTTAGCGCCCCTTTTCTTCGTCTCCTTGAGTAACAGACATTAATCCCGCACCTACTGCCGCTTCTTGAGCACCGCGTTGTTTTCTGACTTCCTGCTCTAAAACCTCCGAAGAAGGTTTGTAGTCAATTATAGGTCTTATTCTTTCCTCAGTAGATTTACTTGAGCGTCCCGATGGCGTGCCAAAGCTTTCTCGCTCAATGTACTTTACTCCCTTTTTAACGTCAGTCATCATAGGAGGAGTAACAGCAATAAAACGCTGTGGTAATAAATAACGCATTGCTGAAAGGGCAGGCACAGCCCCAAGAGTGTACTTCTGTGCTTTACCTGCAAAACCTTCAAACAAGTTGTGTTCGTCAGACATTACACCCATAATAGTACCTTTGGGTGAAACTTTGGCAATGTAGTTGATACCTCCTTCAGTAATTGCAGATCCGGGTCTAGAACCTGTGACCCAAATGCTTCCGTCTGTTGTTGGCCTATTCATCACAGTAAACCTATATTTTTTATCTAGGTCTCTGCTTGCGACAGACGCCGCCTCTAGAGTGTCTCTAAGCAAGGAAGGAGAAACTTGGCTTGTTCCTTCAGGAAATAAACGTCTAACTTCTTTTGCAAAAGGAGCGTCAATTAGAACGTCTTTGTAGTGTTTACCTGTTTTAGACCCTCCTTTTCCTGCGCTTTTTATTGCAATCACAGGACGACTTGCTTCTGAAAACGGTATGTCTGTTTTAAAAGGAAGTGCTGAAGGTTCTGTCCAAACACTACCAAAATGATCCTCAATGAAATCTAAGTCTGAGTCAGGGAGACTTACAGGCCTCTTAGAGCGAACACCTTCAGCAATCATAGGGTACGGCTTTAGTTTGTTTGTCTTTATCAAGTCTTTGTAAGAACCGGGGTACCAACGAGTATAGTCCACTAAGTCAGACTTAAGCATAGCTTCTTGTATCAAGTCGTTTTTCCCTACTCGTGCAGAGCCAGCGTGAACCCTATCTGCATATTGTACCGCTGCTTCTGCTCTATGTAGCCCTTTTGCTTTAGGATCAAAACCTAAGTACTCGTATATTTTATTGTAGCCTAAAGAATCTTCAATATCGCTATTGGCTAAAGCCTTGCCCATTATTTGTTGAGAGGTGGTAGTTACACCTTGCTCTCTATATTTTGCTCTTGACTCTGGGGACAAAAGATCCCTAGTTGTGTTGTACATCTGATTAGGTAACCACGTAGCCACGGCTCCTGCTCGCTGGGGACCATAATACCCAGGGATTACGTTGTTAGCAGAGGCGGTAAGCATCCCTTTGCCAGACATCGGTCCAGTCATCTCATCTACGGCCTGACCTGCTCTAAATGCTTTGTTTACTCCTCTAACTAAAGGTATGGACTCTGCTACAGACATGGCAGCACCTAAGTCCCTAGCCGTCTCTGGGTACTGTTGAGCCAAACCGCTAGCGTACTGTCCTGCCGAAGTGTTCATCAAAGCCCGCCCTGCTTCTCCTAACCCACGTTCAACAGAAGCAGGAGTAACTGCGGACACTGCTTCTCCTACAACATTACCTAGAGTAGCGTCAAGAACATTAGCAGCGCCTCGTAGCCCGTACTGAAAGGTATTGATGTCTCCTTTTTCGTACATTTCGTTTTCACGTTGCTGTCTATCAAAAGCACTCTGAACATTGTTCCGCATATTAGTTAACATTGACATTTTGAACTCCTGTTTCTTGTTGTGTCGGCGCAATACGCTCTTGAGCAATGTTTGTTAAGTAGTCTACTACTCCGTTTTTCTCAACATCGGTCATGTTGTCCAACACATCAGCAACAAGCAGTTGCATAGCAATGTTAGCACTTTCGATTGCTCCGTTGCTCTCAGAAACATTAATTAGCCTTTTAACGTACTCAGGATTAGTAACAACATTGGCAAAAACTTGCGGTACATATAGAGCTAATGCCCCAGCAGAAACAAGAGGTGTTAGACTAACAGCCCCTGTAGCAGCGTAAGTGCCTCCTGCACCAGCAACTACAGCTTGGGCAATGCCCTTGACTCCTCCTGCTTCAGCACCTCTCAGCCATAAATTACCGAAGTCTCCAGAAGCTGATTCAGACGCCTCTAACACAATATTCATAACCTGTCTAAAACGAGGATAGTCCTTTCCTAACACGTACCTAAACTTTTTATCTTCAGCAGGTACTTTTGTTTTGTCAGCTAAAGGTTTAAGCCTAGTCATAACAAACGTATCATCAAAGATGTTAGACACCCTTGACGATAAAAAACCCCTCTTGAATATTTGGTCTATTTGCTCAACAGATTGGAACGGAAGGTCTATGTTAGGATCTTTAGAGGCTTGCTTAAAGGCTTCTGATAAACTTTTCTTCATTGCAGAAATTTGATTGAGGTTGGTAGCTTGTGCCGCTAAGTTACCTAATCCAAGATATTTACCTTCTCCCGCACCTCTCATAAAAGACTTGTTTATAGGAGGAAAAAGCGTGTTTATCCCTTGACCATAGGCTTCCTTCAATGCTTTGTAAGACTCAGCAGCTTGGGGGTCTACTCTTTGCATTGAGTTATAGATAGCTGTTCTCAACTGAGAAGCAACGTCGGCTAGCTCTGCTTCCACTACTGAATTTCTTTCAGCACCTTGCGGACCAAACTTAGCAGTAACTCTTTGAGTAAAAGCCTTATCTAACGTGATAAGTTCAGCAATTGGAAATGAGGCCGCAGGAAGTTCCCGAAGACGTGACAATTGAGAGTTTAAAAACTGAATAGACTCAGGACTAAGTTCGTCTACCGCCTCTCCTCTCTTACCAATTAAGTAAGTATCAAGAGGACGTAGAATGCTTTCTGTCCCTACTCTCTTACCAAAAGCAGCGCCTAGCTTCATTTTTAATTCGTCTAGGCCTCTAACATAAGTATTTTGAATTGACCCTTTACCTTCCTGAATCAGTGTGTAAAAAGCTTCTCCCATACTGTAAGGATCTGCTTCTAGTCCGGGTGCATTTTTGTTAACAAGAGTTGTTAGCTCATCTTGTACTACGTCGTTTACTGCTTTTAAGTTATCTTCCATTGTTTGTCTAGAAATCAAACCTACAGAAGCAACACGCTCCCTAAAGTTATCAAGACCAGAGGTTCTTACTTGAGAAGGTAAAAGCGTAGCCCCTCCTTTCATCAGCAGTGCTTGAGAAGCTCGCAAAGACTCTTGACTACCGGCACCAAACTGACCCTCAATAAGCTCTTTACCGGCTTCTTCAGCAGTTAAGCCCATTTTGCTTTTAGCAGCATACCACATTGGTTTGACTTTTGTAACTACTCCCATAGTTGCTATATCAAAACCCATAGACCAAAGCGCGTCCTCTACTGCTTTCTTGTAGGCACTAATTTCGTCTGTGCCTTCGTATTCTCTAGCTGATACATAAGAACCAACGCCAGTACCTGTAGCTCCTCCTACGACACCTCCTATGATAGCTCCGGGAGGCCCTGCTATCATTCCTCCTGTCGCTGCTCCTGCAAGGGAACCGCCCATACCCAAAGGAATATCAAGGTTTCTCTCTAAAAAACTAGGGCCTTGTCTAGTAGGAGGAGTGTCAACAATAGGAGGTTGCTCACGGTAAGACTGCAACTTTTGTTGAAATCCAGACTTGCCTTGAAGCTGCCGATATTGGTCCAGTTTTTCTTGAAAATTACTCATTAGAGTACATCTCCTGAAGCTCTTCTAGTGTCACTTGGCCGTTCTTTAGTGCCTCTAAGGCGTCCTTTCTGTCTGACGAAGGAACAAAACTAACGTCTTGATCTGTAGCATCTTCTTGTTCCGGAGGTGTAGGTAGAAGGCTTGACAAGTAAGAATCAAAGTTTTCAGCCGTAGCTACGTTCAGAGAGTCGCTTATTTGTCTTTCGACATCCCGCAAGATAGCAGTAAGCCTACCTATGTTGCTTTCTCCACTTTGTCTATAGCTACCTACTAGCTCAATCAAGAACTGTCTTTCGCCTTCTGAAATAGATCCTTTAAAGTTTTCTAGTTTTTGTAAGACCACGTTGCCTAGTAAAGTTTCAAACTCGCCTAAAGTCTGGGGTTCCTTGCCTAAGAAAGACGCCAAACCTCTAGCAGCTTGTGCTGTGAACCCTCCCGGCCTCAGTCTTTCTTGTTGAAGAATTCCCATAGCCTGTGTCAAGTTGTCTCGTGTGTTTTGTAAGTTAGGAAGTTGAGTAATTGCGTTTACACGGCGCTCTTGAAACTCTGTCTCTCGTGTTGTTGCTGCGGCAATTCCGGGCTTATCAAAAGCACCAGCGCCTGTAGTAGAAGAAACAACAGTAACTTTTCCTACAGGACTCTTTGCCACTTGGCCGGG